GCGCGATCGAACCCTTTGCCATCCAGTTCTCGGAGGCGATGACCAGGGCGATGTTCACGCTGAGGGAGAGATCCAACGGTTCCGAACTCATCCTGTCGGCCAACCGGCTGCAGTACATGAGTACGACCGCGAAGATTTCTATGGCGCAGCAACTCATGGACAGAGGCGTGATGACCATCAACGAGGCCCGTGAGCTGTTCAACTACCCGCCTGTGGAGAACGGTGACATCCGTGCGATCCGCGGCGAGTTCAAGAACGCAGACAAACTGATGACCTCGGAAGGGCAGGAGGTCGTGTCCATTCCGGACGAACCGGAAGAAGAGCCGGAGGAGCCGGCTGAACAGGAGGCTGAAGATGCCGGTGAAACTGAATGACAGAGAATACCGGGCCATGACGATGACGGCGGTCGAGGACGGAGACTACAAGGTCCGCGGATACGCCACCACGTTCGACGACCCCTATGTGCTGTATGAGGACAAAGACATGGTCCTCCGCGAGATCATCGACCATGACGCACTGAAAGACGCGGACATGAGCGACGTGATCATGCAGTACGACCATGAGGGACGGGTGTATGCCCGTACCTCGAACAACACCCTGACCGTTACGCCTGACGCGCACGGTCTTGGGATGGAAGCAGATCTTGGAGGGACGGACCTCGGCCGGGGCCTGTTCCAGGAGATAAAAGGCGGCTACACCACGAAGATGTCGTGGGGCTTCACCGTGAACAGGGACAGAGATGAATGGACTTCTGAGACCGCTCCCGATGGGAGAGCCTTGGAGACCAGGACCATCAAGTCCGTCCGGAAAGTCTACGACGTTTCCGCGGTATCGCTGCCGGCGAACGATGCGACGGAGATCTCGGCGCGTAACCTCGCAGACGGAGTGATCGAGCGAGTGAAAGCGGAGCGACTTGAGGCGATGAAGGTCGAAGAGCGCAGAAACGCACTGAAGGAGTGGTTCAAATGACCAGAGAAGAAATCATGAACCTCGACATGGAAGGAATCGAAGCCCGCAAGGCTGAGATGAAAGCCGAGTTCGAGCAGGCGGCGAAAGACGACACCGCCGCTCTCGATGCCATCGAGGCCGAGAAGGCCGTCATCGAGGAAAGAGTCGCACAGATCCGCGCTGAGATCGAGACCCGCAAGGCCAACATGGCCGAGGTCGCGGAAGGCGTGGGAGAAACAATCGAAAAACCTATGGAGGAAAGAACCATGACCAACATGGAAGTAAGAAAGACCCCTGAATACGCGAACGCTTGGGCGAACTACATCAAGACCGGCGACGACAAGGAATGCCGCGCCCTCCTGACCGAGAACGTGGCCGCCGGCTCCGTTCCGGTTTCCGCTTATGCCGAAGATCGCGTCCGCACCGCGTGGAACCGCGACGGCATCATGTCCCGCGTCCGCAAGACCTACCTGAAGGGCAACGTCAAGATCGGCTTCGAAGTCTCCGCCGGCGACGCCACCCTGCACACCGAAGCGTCCAACAGCGCTGTCTCCGAAGAGAGCCTGGTCCTGGGTGTTGTGAGCCTCGTGCCCGCCAGCATCAAGAAGTGGATCTCCATCTCCGATGAAGTCTACGACATGAAGGGCACCGATTTCCTGGACTACATCTATGACGAACTGACTTACCGCATCGCCCAGAAGGCAGCTGATCAGCTGATCGCCGGCATCGAAGCCTGCGGCACAACTTCCACCACCGGCTCCCCTGCCGTTCCGAAGATCACCTCCACGACCATCAACGTCGGTCTGGTAGCTCAGGCTATGGCGCAGCTGAGTGACGAAGCCGCGAACCCGGTCGTCATGATGAACAAGGCTACCTGGGGCGCCTTCAAGGCTGCTCAGGCTGCCAACGGCTACAACTACGATCCGTTTGAAGGCCTTCCGGTCCTGTTCAACGACAGCATCACCGCTTTCAGCGCTGCCACGACCGGCGTGACCTACGCCATCGTCGGCGACCTTGGCCTTGGTGCCCAGGCGAACTTCCCGAACGGCGACGAGATCGAAATCAAGTTCGACGACAAGACCCTGATGGAAAAGGATCTCATCCGCATCCTGGGCCGTGAATACGTCGGCCTTGGCATCGTTGCCCCGAAGGCGTTCTGCAAGATCGCGCACTAAGTACCGAACAAGGAGGAGAAGGCCATGAAGGTATTTATTGCAGTTCCGTGCATGGATCAGCTTCCGGCACGGTTTGCCCAGTCACTTGCCATGCTCAAACGAGCAGGCGACACCCAGGTGGGCTTCGAAATAGGCTCACTCGTCTACTTTTCCAGGAACAACCTGGCCAAGGCCGCGATCAAGGCGGAGGCCGATTGGGTGCTGTGGCTGGATTCCGACATGACCTTTCCTCCGGATCTTCTCCAGAGGATGCTGAAAATATGCGAGGACAACGACCTCGACTTTTTGTCAGGTCTGTACTTCCGCAGAAACCCGCCTTATTCGACGGTCCTCTATGACCGGCTCGAGGCAACGGAGAAGGGAGCGTCCTTCACCACCTTCGAGTCAGTCCCTGACGGGCTGTTCGAGATCGGCGGGTGCGGCTTCGGCGGCGTACTGATGAAAGCCGACGTAATCATGGACGTGATGGGCAAGTTCAAGCGGATGTTCGACCCGCTCGACGGCCTTGGCGAAGACCTTTCATTCTGCTGGAGGGCAAGGCAGTGCGGCTACAAGCTGTACTGCGATTCCTCTCTGGAGATGGGGCACGTCGGCTATGCGGAAATCACCCGCGGATATTTTGAAGCATGGAGGAAAGACAATGCTTGACGCAGTAAAACTTGCGCTGAGGATAAGCACGGACGCCTTCGACTCAGAGCTGACGGATCTGATCGGCGCAGCGCTGATCGACCTGCGGCTCGGCGGCGTCACAAACCTCGATACGGCGGATCTGCTTGTCCGCCGGGCGGTGATTACCTATTGCCGGATGCACTTCGGGCAGCCTGATGATTTCGACCGACTGAAAAAGTCCTACGACGAGCAGAAGGCGCAGATGGGCATGGCCACCGGCTACACGACTTGGGGGTGATGTCATGGACCGAAGCGTGAGCTTTTACCTCATGACAGAAACCTACCAGCAGGACAGCATTGGCCAATGGGTGAAGACGACCCAGAAACGCCAGGTCTTCGGGCAGGTGTCTTCCGTGACCGCGAACGAGTTCTTCGCAGGAGGCGCGAACGGCTTCAAGCCTGACCTCCGGATCACGATGTTCGCACCGGACTACCAGGGCGAGGACAACATCGAACTGGACGGCAAGGTCTATTCGATCTACCGGACCTACTTCGGCAGGAACGACACCATCGAGCTGTACCTTGAACGGAGGCGCGGCGATGAAAGTATCCCCGGACAATCTTGATGCGGCTGTTATGGCCGAACTTGATCAGTTTGCCGGAATGCTCCCTGATGAGATTGCGACGGCCCAGAAGGCAGCAGCAAAGGCTGCCGTGAAGGAACTGAAAACAACCTCGCCGGGCAAGGGCAGATACGGCAAAGGCTGGAAGGCAAAGACCACAAAGACGCGCACAGGGGCCGAGACAGTCATCTACAACGGTGACGTTCCCGGCCTCGCGCATCTTCTGGAGTTCGGTCATCCGATCGTCTCCGGAGGGCGGACGGTGGGACAGGCGAGGGCCTTCCCGCATATCGAACCGACCGAAAAGAATGTGGTGGACGTCTACGAAAAAGAACTGACGAAGGTGTTGGAGAATGGAACTTGACGAACTGAGAAACATCCTGAAGGCGGTATATCCGACGGCGTACTGGTCATTCCCCGAGAATGAAGCGCCGGCGATGCCGTTCCTGGTATTCTTCGAGACCTCCTCGAACAACTTCGGAGCGGACAATAAGGTATATCACCACCGCAAACAGATCTCCGTTGAACTGATGACGAAGATCAAGGATCCCGCAGCTGAGAAGGCCGTCGAAGACGCGCTGGATGCCGCGGACATCTACTGGAACAAGACCGAGACGCACCTCGACGACGAGGGCTGCTACGAGGTCATCTACGATTTGGAGGTATGAGATGGCAACTGCCAATAAAGTCCATTTTGGACTGAAGAATGTCCACTACGCCCTGATCACCTACACCGCTGGCGTCCCTTCCTGGGGCACTCCGGTCAAGGTTCCGGGCGCGGTGAACGTCACCCTGAGCAAAGAGTCCAGCGACACGGATTTCTATGCCGATGACGTGAAATACTATCACACCGCCTCGAACAACGGCTACACCGGCACCCTGGAGATGGCTGACTTCCCGGTCGCCATGCGCCAGGCAATATGGAACCAGACTGTCACCTCCACCGGCAAGATGCTGGTGGAAGATGTCGACGCTGCTCCTGCCGAGTTCGCCCTGATGTTCGAGATCGACGGCGATGAGTCTCCCGAGCGTTATTGCTTCTATCGCTGCCAGGCTTCCCGTCCGGATGTTGCCGGCGCGACGAAGGCAGACAGCGTGGAAGTGCAGACGCAGAGCTGCGACCTGACGGTCATGCCGGTCATCGACCCGACCGCTTCGAGTCCGATCGACGGAAAAGTGTACTACAAGACGACGGCGGATACGCCGAG